CACTCCATACTTGCGTCCAAAAATTTCTCTTTTCTGCCATAACTTAGGGGTTGGTTTTAATATTTATTAGTAACCACCATAAGAAGGTGGTGTTGGCGGCGGTGGTGGAGGTGGTGGAGGTGCAGCTGCTGGTGGGGGTGGCGGTGGTGTTGGAGTAGAAGCAGGTGCAGCAGGAGTAGGTGGTGGTGCAGAGGTGGTTGTTGATGTAATGGTAGTATCAACCGTGGTTGGTGTGGTGGTAGTTTCAGATACAAACGTGTCAACCACATCAGTGTCTGGAGTTGTTGTTACCTCTACAGGAGCAGCACCAATGCTTTGTGCTCTAGTTTCATAAACTCTAATGCCAGTATTTTTAAGTCCAGCATACTTAATACCTGCTTCAAAGAATACGTTTCCATAGTATTCTGTACCATCAACATATCCTTGACGAGTAAGTCCAACCAAATCAAATACTTGAACAACACCAGTTGCCTCAGGTATCTCTTCTGGAACTTCTGGATCACGAGTAACACTAAAGAGAGGAACAAAAGATGCATTGACACCCGTGTTGCTTCTCATCGTGATAGTAGGTAGTTCTGAGTAACAACCTCTAGTAATAATATTGACAGATCTTATTCTACCAAAAGAATCACAATTATATGTAAGTCTTGCACCATTATCTGGTGTTACAACTAATTCATCTACTCCACAATTATAATTCAAACCTGGATTTGTGACAAGTATCTCTTTTATACAAATCCTGGCAGGATATTGTGGTACTGTTTGTCCTGGTGGTAAATAACCTCTACCGCTATCAATGACAATTACATCATCAACCCTACCATTTCTCATACGTGGTCTTAGGACAGCACCACTTCCATTGTCACAAGGATCTAATACTTTAACCACAGGTGGAGATGTGTATCCATATCCACCATCAACAATATCAACAGCAAGAAGATTTCCATTCCTGTCTACGATTGGATTTGCTTTTGCTCCAATGCCACCACCACCAAAAAACACAATCGTTGGTGGTCCGCAAGGTTTAGATGATGTATCACATATTGGTGTCTTTTCTGAACTTGCTATGGTTAATTGATTGACTTGCTCAATGGTTAGATATCTGATATTTGCATCACCATCAACAAAAACATATTTTGTGCCAGGGAAAGATTTTTCGTGCTCATTTGCTTCATCAATGGTCAAACCAGGAATATATCCCTCAGTCTTACTGATGTATCCTACTTTTACTAATTCTATAGAAGGAGGTACTATGTTCATGGCGTGTCATACCTCGCAGATGATGTAGTCGTAGGTTCTTGAGATTCTGCTGTTCTCTGTGCTGACTTCGCAACACTAACATTACTTGGTTGATCTGTTCCTGGTTTTGCGTTTCCGCCATCCTGTAAAGTATGGTATTCGTTTGGTGAACATAATATTGAGAAGTCACAAGCAAAGATACCGGATATCGCACTGATGAAACCAAGTGCAGATCCAATGTCAAATCCTGCTCCACCTAGTGCACCAAATGGATCGAAACTAGGAATAGCAGGAATATTTGGAATGTTTGGTAGTAAAGGATCTCTGGATCTAACTCCAGACGAACCTGCTGCTGAGGTTCCTGGAGATCCAACATCATTCAAAGTAGATTCAATATCTCTCACAATAGGCAGAGTCGCAGCATCAAACGTGTTGATAATATCATTTATATTTTCTCCTATAACTTCTCCAACTAATTCTTCAACATAACAAATTGGATTGGGGTTATATCTATCTCCGTCCTCTGATGGGAACCAAGGAATGTCTCTATACTGATCAGTCAGAAATGGTTGAACTGATGCTGGTGCTGGTCTATTTGCTGCTCTTCTTGCAAAAGAACCTTTGATAGATCTCTCAGCAGAGGCACACAATTTCAAACCAATCGCATTGAACAAACATTCAATCAACTCCAATCCTTTAACTAACTTATCAAGGAGTTCAATTCTGATTGATGGTGGTGAAATTTTAAATATTGGTTGCAACACTTTGGTGAACAGATCAGTAACAAAATCTTGAACCAAAGCAATCAGTGTTCTTAAAAATTTTGCTATTTCGCAAGAGAAGTCCTTAATGAGAGAATCAATTTCGTTGATCTGATTAATCAAACTATTGACAACGTTGATTTCTGATCTAATCGCTCTTGCATAAGTCTCAATACCCTCTTGAAGTTTTTGAATTTTATCAGTCAATTCCTCCATAAGAGTTTGGATCCCTTTCATGGGGGATTGTTGATTTGATTCCGTACAGAATATAGGACTTTTTCTTTTCAGAACTGCATCCTTCCTTTTGTCTGCCATTGTCTCCTGGTGTGGAGCAGCAGGACTCTCTTTGGTTGGTGCAGTGGTCGAACCAGATGGTTGCTCTGTTACTAGGTCAGCATCAGAAACCTTTGGAGCGTTACCACTTTGTGGAGTGAAGTTTTGACCTCCACTTATTCCGGTTTGAGTTGACTTTGGAATCTGTGGGTTGGCACCAAGAACTCCCATGATGACAGGAACTTGTTGATCCTGCCCATCAAGAAAAAATCCAAAAACAAAGTTACCTTGTTTGATACCTGGAGTTTGATATGATGCTCCCTGTCCACCACCAGAGGTGATCGGATACATTACCTGCGCCCAAGGCAGTTGATCAGATTCTACAGAGCCTTCACCTTGATCATGAATACCAATGATCCTTACTTTATATCTGTATCCCCATCCAGGAATATCTCCAGAACCTTGATGTCTTCCATCTTGTAAGTTCTCTTGCCAAGTTTCTTGATCAGCAACCTGACCAACCCACCATAGAAAAGAACCTCCTAGAAATCCTGGATTAAATAGTGCTCCTCCTTCCATCAGTCCTCATAGATCCTGCATTCGTCTGCATCTGGGTTCTCATCACAATACATTTCAAATGCAGTTGGATCATGGTCATCGTCTGGATGTGCTGCCTGATACCTCTCTAAATGATCCAGTTCGTCTTCGGTATGACGACGCATTTGAGGTGAAAGTTGAGGATCTTCTAAAAGATCTTTATCATCGTTGATATGCTGCTGAATTGATTTATTGCTCATGATTATTAAGTGCGATTGGTCGTGTGATTTCCCTTTCTACCTATAGAATCTCTAACCAAATTTAATTGAGTGAGTGACTCTTTGGCAGTATAATAATGACACATATCTGCTATAATATATAGACCGCCACTTTGCCTACTTACATTATCATTTTTTGTATCAGATGCAAGTTCTGGAGAGTCAACATAGATAGCATCACCAGCGTGTAGAGATGTGTCTGCTGCTATTGTGACACTAATTGCAGCAGAAAACAACTGATTGTATCTCATTATTGCCTGATTAAGAGACTTCTTAACTTCAAAGTTCTGCTCCCTTGACTTATCCAATTGTTGTTGAGTTGATCCAGATGGGAGAGTTCCTGTGTCTAAGAGATAGTAAGTTGTTCTAGAGAACTCTTTGTTAGGATCAGCAGAGTCAAACTCTGGGTTGAGTTTAGGTAGTTCCTTACCACCCAGTTTCAAAGTTTTATCCTTTGCATCAGCAAGCACAACTTCATAGTAGCAGGTAAATGGATCAAAGAGAACAGTTCGTGTCGTGAAAGCACCTTTCTCTAATTTGTTCTGCACATTAATTTTATTATCTTTCTCAAAACTTAAAGCTTTTATATCATATCCAGGTGGGATTTTCTCTTTGTCTGGAGAATCATTATACATAATTGACTTCTTCTGTTTCTGTGCTAGTAACCCATCAATTGATTTAAAATTAAATCCTTGAGAGGTTTCATAGAAAAAGTATCCTGCACTTTCTCCACTCTTTTGATTCTGTGATGACACTGCTCTCTTAGATAACCAGTTCAAAGTATAGAATGGTTTCTTGTTGTTACCTAAAAAATTATAATTGTTTGAAGTTTCTTCTATGTGTAATTTTTTCTTAGTTTCCAATCCAGTCCTGTTACCATCAGTCAAGATCCTTCTGACGTGATCAGATACCCTACCATCAAATCTCTTATTCAGTCGTGCCTTTTCATTGAGAATGAACTCCTTAGATACTAGATCAAGAGAGACAAGAGACTTGGTAGAGGTATCAGTGATCGGAGTTACTTTATTGACATACAACTTCAACTCTAACTTCTGATCAAGATTATCTTTTAACACTAATTGAACACGCTCTGTCCCAACGATTGGCAATCCCTCCAATGCAGTTTTGCCTTTTATTGCGTTTCCTGTATCAGCAAAGGTTACTGTTGCTCTGATTGCATCTTGGAGAATACTTTCAAAGTATTGAAACTGCACGATGCCATTGGATATATCAGTGCTTTCGCCACCCTCGTTTGAGAAGATGACTAACTTATCGATAGATGCTGGTACTGATTGCCTTGATAGGACTGGGGTGTCTGACATTTTGTATTACCTCTTACTTCTATTTACCCATTTGCATAAAGGATTTGACTCCAGTCTTCTCCACCACCTCTAGAGGATGCAGACATAGAACTCGTCGGAGTTGGTGCAGGGTCAGATGATTTTGCTGGAATAGGAACAGGTATAAACTCAACTCCACCACTCTCATAGGATGCATAGTTTCTCAAGACAGCAAGTGCTCCAGAATAATCTGCTTTGTTCAGAGCATCTAGGAATCCAGGAACATTATCTTCCAATGACTTTGTAGAGTCAGCATCAAGAACAAACTCAGGTTTGCCCATATTCATAAACATACCCTTGCCTATCATACCACCTCTATCTTTGGTCTCAATGTGCATATGAGTTGGGTGAGAATAACCACCAGGACCAGACTTGTTACCATCTTTATAGAATCCCCAACTATCATGAATCAACATCTTGATATTTGGATTGTCTTGTAGTGAATTGAGAACACTACGATATCTACCCTTGGAATCCTCTAGTGATCCTCTCCAGTCAGTAACATCAATTGCTCTTCCTTCATAGTGACCAGCACCTCTATGAACATTAGATACAGAACCCTCTCCAGGAGTATACCTTCCACCAGATTGTGTTTTAGTAAAGTCTGGGTGTTCTGCAATAGCAAATCCTTTGCTGCCCAAGTCCTTACCAATAGCAACAATGTTACTGCCACCAACATTAACTTTAGATGCTGTTGAAGTTGTTGTTGGTTTACCTCCAAGAGCAGTCTTCATTAAAGATTGATCTTGTGGAGAACCAGTGAGTGTCTTCACGATAGTAGAAAGATCTGGTAGTTTTGAGAACATATTATCAATATCACCCTTGAGTCCTCCTAGTCCAAGGCTGTTGATGATTGATTCCTCTCCCTGTTGAATTCCTGGAATCAAATCTCTTGCAAACATATATGCATCAATACCCATCGAGATGCCAGGACCAGGCACGAATCCAAATAAACCAGAGACATCAAAGGCACCAGACACAGCCTCTAGTAATCCACCAATGGTATCTCCTTGTGCCAGTCTATCATATGCAAACAAGAAGTTGAGAATACCACCAAGGATTGGTATTGCTTTACCACCTAATTTCTTTGCAAGTTTGCCAGCATCTCCTAGATTTGTTATACCTTGCCTCTTAAGAAAATCAACAACTCTACCGAACCCTGGGATCTTTTCTATCTGTTTAAGTATCTTATCACCTATACCCTTTACTTTATCAAGTATGGGATTGAGGAATACCATAGCAGGATCAAGGATTCTCTTTACGAATTGCTCCTTCGCAGCGTTTCCTAACTTATTAAATGCTCCACCAATTGATGCGGTGACACTATTATACTTTTTCCTGAGTGATTGTCCTACGTTCTGTATAAAGTTGGTTCCTCTACCAAGTAGTCCAAAGGTTAGTCTATCAGCACCAGCAAATAATCTTTGTCCAAAGTTTCGACGACGGAGATTTCGCTGATCACGCAAACGTTCTGCAACCGTTCTTCCATCTCTACCTCTTCTATCTAATCTTGTTCTTCTTCTCTTTACTTTTGCCTTATCTCCACGACCTGATATTGCTGCTGCAAACCCAGCAAGGATTGCAACATTAAAGAACTTGTTTAATGCACCAGTTATTTCTTCAAACTTCTTTTCTCCATCTTCACCAAACCTATCTTTGACCTGACCTTTTAGTCCATCATAAAATTCATATCCTTTCTTGATAGTTGCTCCTAGTCCATCAACAAATCCAATTGTTAAATCAACCGCACCCTCAAGGACATTTGCTATTGTAGGTATGAGTGGATTAATTTTTCCGGTCTCATCTACCAAGCGAGTGAGAGCAAATCCTAATAATGTATTGACAATAAAGTTTTTGATCCTATCAAAGAAAGGAATAGGAGGAATGCGAAGTTTTGATGTTTGCTTTTCTTCTTTTGTTTTCTTACTTTCTAACTTCTTCTCACGTGCTGCTCTCTTATCAACTGCTGCTCTAAGTGCCTTTCTATCTTCCTCTTTCCTAAGAAGATTGAAACGATTCTTTGTTATCTTATCAATCGCAATTACTTTTGTCTTTATCTGCAAAAGTTTGCTAGATCTTGGACTGACTTTTGCTGCACTAATCTTAGTGGTTCTTGTTGCCAGTGCTCCTCCTGGTGCTGGTGGTAATAATTTCATTTACCCTATCCCCAAGACTTTTACTTTTCTTGAGTCGTGCATCATACCAGCATTGAGATCAGGCAAAGATATTTGAGGACTTGGTGTTGATGGTGTTGGTCCACCACCCGTCACTGCTTTAATTGCCTCGAAGAATTTCGCTCTATCTGCTCTTGATAGTGGAGTTACTTTTGGTTTTGTCTTAGTGGCAGTCATACTACCACCATAAGATCCACCAGATCCAGTGGTTCTACCAGTGCTTGCTGAACCACCACTAGCAGATGTCATTGCAAGAGTAACATTAGGACCACCAGTTCCTATGAGTTTCTTCCAATGCTGTGGTGGACTTGATGGAACAGGATCATTTCTACCAACCTGTGATGTATAGTGATAGAAGTTTCCTCTGCTATGGAACATAGGATCTGTTGACCCCTTGTTACCAAGTTGTGATTGTCCTTTGAAATCTGTTCTTCCGTTTAACTTCTTAAGTGCTTCAACAATTTTTGCCTGACCCTCTGGTGATGCTAACTTTGCTGCAAGTTCTGGATCATCATATGCCAGTCCTTTATATACTGCCTCAAACTGACCTGCTTGTGATCCAACAGCAGCAATTGTGTTAGGCCACTTTGGATCTGTCATCCTGTTCAGGACAGCAGCAGCAACTCCATACTCATCATCAGTTCCTCTTGCTGCCTCAGCACTCACAATATAAGCAAGGTCTCTGAAGTCTTGTGCTGTCAGTTTCAGAGTTCCACCTGTCCCAGATCCTTGCTGCTGTCCTGCAGATGCAGAGATTCTAGGTCTGTCTTGAGAGAATACTTGTAAAGGATCGAAGATCCTCTGTGCCATGCTTCTACCACCAGTGTATCTTGCACCTGGTTCATTTTTGTCCGAAACTAAACCACCAGAGGAATAGAAACCTGGTCTGGAAGTTCTGCCTCCACCACCAGAGGCATTGAATCCCTCCATAAAATCAACACCATACTTACTGACTGCTCCTCTACTCATAACAAACTCACCAGGAGTAAGCATTGCAGAAACAGTATCTGCAGTTCCAGTGCCAGGAACTCTGCCACCAGATGAGAATTGTTCTGGTTCTTCTGGAGGTTCATTCTCCCCCTCATCAGTCAGAAGTTTGTATCCTAACATCGTACCACCAGCAATGAGTGCTGCTGTTCTTGGATTCCTTCTTATGAATGCAAAGAGTTTTGGTATGATTACTCGTGTCAGTTTAAAGAGCCACTTACCAGCAATAAAAACAAGTTTGGTAATGAACCTACCAAAAGAATTGCCAAAGAGTAAGAAAGATCCTAGTAAAAGAGGCCAATTGTCTTTCAAGAACCTGCCGATTGCCTTTAACTTTTCTTTGTTTTCTTCATCACTCCACCAATCAGTTAATTTTTTAAGAACTCTTCCAACAAAAGTCATAAAGAAGAACTCCAGAATTTTATCAAACACACTCTTCACAGGTGCTAGTGCTTTTTGTACTGTCCCTACTAGACCTTTAAAAATACTTGACTCTAATTTATCTTCAGCAGCACCTCTTCTTGCAGTCTCTCTTTGTCTCCTAGTTTTTGCTGCAAGATTTTTATTGAATTTCTGTTCTGCTACGAGTGTTGCCAGAATGGAGTTGACTGACTTCAGTATATCTCCAAGAATATCTTGAGCACCCTCTGCTAATGGGGACGACATTGCTACAGCAGGAGCTGCTTGAGCAAGACCACCACCAGGTGATCTAACAATCGCTCCACCACGTCCACCACCTGGAAGTGCCCTAGGACCACCTCTCATTGGTCCAGTGTTTTTTTCTAATACTTTATTAACGAACTTCTCAAAGTTTATCTTATCTGCTCTCTTCTTAAAACCTTCCTTTCTCTCAGCAGGAGTTAATCTTTTACCCGCAATGGTTCCACTAGCAGTAAGTTCATCAACGTACTGCGTATATCTATTTCCAAAGAACTTTGATGCTGATAGATTAGTTGAAGGCATTTTGTTGTTTGTTCTTTAGTTCCTCTTCTTCAAGATGCTGTTGAAGAAGACCCACGTATATGTCCCTTTCCCAGGGCATCATATTTTCAATTTCGGTCAAAGAATATTTATGGTACTGCATCAAGGCAAAATTAAGTTGAAAATAATTCAACAGATCCATATGTACCATGCCTAAGCGAAAAAAGACGATAACCCTTCCAGAACGATATCGCTTTTAACTTTTGTCTTTGGATTTGTGACCTGAACTGTGTGGGAAAGTTTAGGCATTGTCTCAAAGAACTTTTCAATGTCTTTGAACTGAGAAGAGTTCATCGACTCAAGGAAATCAGTGACCTCTTTCTTGGTACAATCACCAGCAACCCAAACATCATCCTCTGTGTAAATCTTATCAATACAAGAGGCAATCAGTTCAAATGATTGATCCATCGCACTCTTGTCAGAGAAATCAAAGTTGTTTTTAATAAACTGATCAAGCGATGGATACTTCATTTCCATCATAATATTTTTATCGACCTTAATTTTGTTAGTATGATTCTCATTCTTTTGAACCTTGATTTCATCTAGGTCAATGGTCACAGATACTTCTGTTTCCTCATCATCAGGGCACACAAGATTAACTTCAATCTCTTCTCCTACTGACTTGCCACGAATGTTTAAGAACAAATATTCAATATCAAAAGTAGGAAGTGATTCTACCTTGATTCCTCTAGTTAGAATACAATTTTTAATTACAGACCTGATAGCAGTTGTAATTTGTTTTGTGTCCTCACTTTCAAGAGCAATGACAAGAACCTTTTCTTCTTTTACAAGGAAAGGTCTATACTGAATGGTTTGTTCTGTAGATGGCAACTCAAGTTCATATGTAGGAGTCGCAATTTTTGGTAAAGGCATAATATCTTATAATGATTTCAGTATGATTATTTATTGTTGTCCTGGAGAGATCTGTTCACTTACAGGTAGTGCTTGTATTCCTACATTGAATGCCTGACTAGTATTAAATTGTGCTTGCCCGATGGGTGTGAACGCATTACTATAGTCAGCGAAGTTATAAGACGAATCGCCAAGGATAGATGGAAGAGCACTATCGTATATGAAAGGAGTGTTAATGGCAGTATTTGCATTTAATCTACCTGCCAAATCTTGTTGAGGTCTTGTGCCAGGAGCATTGATACCTTTTAAGACATAACGAATGTAAGACATAGACACTGTGCACTTCAATAATGAAGATGACTCATATGATACTGGCATTGAATTGATTGCCAGAGGAAAACTCCTTATAAATTCATACTCTAAAAGTTGTTTATAGTCTCGTTCAAATTTTCTAACAATCAAACCCTGATCAGAGATATACTCATCAGGATATTTTACTCTATAAGAATAGTTTTTCTTTCTTGTATCTACTTGATTTTCATTAGTAATATAATGTATCCAAGTTTCAAAAAATCTGATAGGAATGTAATCCTTTGCATCAACATAAAAAGTCAAATCAAGTTTACCATCATATAGTCTTCTATAAGCGTGCTTCTCATTAACACCAGTTCTATCATTATTTAATTCCAAAGTTGTTAGTTGAGAACCAGGAAGAGTTGCCTCAGAGCACATCAAGTTAATTCTTTCTTGCTGTACACCAATGACTTCTTGAAGATCCCGTGGTATCCCAATCTCAACTTCAAAGTGAGAAGTCAGTGCCGGACTTAATAATAGTGATTTAATTTGTGATACTGACTTTGGGGTTGGCATTTATAAATACTATTTGACCTTGTATATTATGTATAAGAGATGGGGAAGAGTATTAAGAGTAAGTATAAACCATCATATCCTCAAAAGTATCAAGGCAATCCCAACAATATTATATGTCGGAGTAGTTGGGAACGCAAAATGTGTCGGTGGTGTGACTTGAATGAGAATATTATATCGTGGGCATCAGAAGAATTCAGTATCCCTTACGTATCACCAGTAGATAATCGTGTCCATAGGTATTACCCAGACTACTTGATT